AAGGAAGCCATCGGTTTTATTGCTCACGAACTTCAAGAAGAGTATCCCCATCTTGTACAAGGTGAAAAAGATGGCGAACAAATGCAGTCTATTAATTATATTGGTCTTATACCTGTTTTGGTAAAAGAAATCCAAGATCTAAAGAAGCGCATAGCTCAACTGGAGAGATTTCAATTCTAACAAGCCTCAACTCGCTTGATTCGTTATCTTACTGTTTATTTTGATTAAATTAGTCAAACAAGCATCAAATCTCTTTGTTTGTCATTTGTGTGTGATTTATGTGTGATTTGGCTCCACCTTTTCTAAAGGTGGAAAAAATTGAAACCTTAATTCACTTGTTGTTTAGTAGCACAATTTACTAAACATCAAGACAGACAAATCAAAATGCCATCTACACTGCTTCCCACTCTGAAGATCGCCAATGCTCACGAGAGAGACGAAAGTCTCCTCTTTGATGAGCCCACTCATAAATATACAATTACTACTGATCCTGACAGCGCATACACTTCAGTGACCACATTCAACCACCATCATTTTCCAAAGTTTGATGCGGTCGGAACGATTCAGAAAATGATGAAGGGCAAGAACTGGAACCCCGATAACAAGTACTGGGGTCTCACTTCCGAGCAGATCCAAGAACAATGGGCCGAAAACGGAAAGGCTGTCAGTGGCGCCGGGACTGAGCTCCACTACGACATTGAGTGCTTTATGAACCAGCCTGTACCCAATGCGACACACCAAACTCTGCTGGACTATTTTGAAGCCAATCAGCCAGAATATGTGAATGAGTCCATTGAATGGCAGTACTTTATGTATTTCGTCAAGTCGTTTCCTGAGCTGAAACCGTATAGAACTGAGTGGATGATTTACGACGAGGACTTGAAGCTCGCTGGGTCCATTGATATGGTCTACGAGAATCCTGAAACAGGTGTCCTGACCATCTTTGACTGGAAACGCGCCAAGGATATTTTAAAAACAAATGGTTGGGGAAAAAGCGCGATCACTGAATGCATCAACCATTTACCAGACTCCAATTTCTGGCATTACTCACTGCAGCTGAACACTTACAAGAAAATTTTGCAGACGAAATATGGTAAGACTGTGAATGATCTGTTCCTAGTCAAACTACATCCTAATAACAAGAGGGGTAGCTATGATCTGATCAAATGTGCTGATTTATCCAAAGAAGTGGACGATTTGTTTGCTATGAGACGTGCTGAAGTAGTTAGCCTAGTAGGTAGCCATTAGTAGAAAAAATAGATAGACATAAATAATTATTTAAAATAAACACATAAACATATTAGTAATCTATTATTATGGGAGATCAACTAGTTATTAATGAATTTTACACTTTTCCAGAAGAAGATAGTAGCCATTTAAAAACAATTTCACTGCTTTCTCAACAAGAAATAATTACTCAATTTTATAACATAATGTACTTCTTATTAGTAGGTTTTTTCTTTTCAGAATTATTAAAAATTAGGGCATTTAGAGAAGGGTTATTATGGATTTATATGCTCTTTCATAATCAGATGATGAGAGAAATGAATCATATGTTTGATTACGATAAGGATTCTGAATCAGAAACAGAAGAAGAGAGACCCAAACCTGATATCAATTATGAAGATAAATATAAAGACAAAATAGCAGTTTTAGAAACTATTGAGTTGTCCAAGCAACGCTTAGATGAACTGAAGTATGCGATTATAATGGAGACAACTCCTCTTGGCAATGTCATAATGTATTATGATAATAGTCGTGAAGTGTTCACTTATTATTCAGATAGTAGTATTCCTTACAGATTTTTAGAAACTTGCGCACGTAAATATGTGGTTCTACATAACTGTAAGGCTATTTTCGTGGATATGGAAGAGGAGATCAAGAACGCAGAGAAGAAGTTGGAAGAAAAAAAGGAACAAAAAAAGAAGGAAGAGGAACAAGAAAACCAGCTTAAAAAGAGTAATGATGGAATCCCTGTAAGAAAAAATGTATTTGCCAAGTTGAAGTCATACAATAAGGATAGTGGACTTAAGGTGGCAGGTATTTCAGGTGATTCAAAAAATGCTGGGACCAAAAAAACCACAGCAGAAAACGAGGAAAATATGATTTTAAAAGAGAAGGCAAATCGTTATTCTTGTGAAGGTAAGATTATGAATTTCAGTTTTTTAAAGAAGGTGGATAGAAAAGTGGTAGATAAAAGATATGGTGTGAGTTTTGCGGAATTTAAGAAAATGCAACTTGGACTATAAAAATAGAAAATAAATAAAACCTAACCTTATATTAATATAGTCATATGATTCCAAGAAGACAAATAAAAATGGTACCTAGATCAAATAAGTTGCTTACTCCAAAACAAAATATCCAATCTCAAATAGGTGGAACTCCTCCTCCTAATATAGCTGATATGGTGAAACAATTTGTGCGGGATAATCCTCAAATTAGAAATAGTGTTAAAAGAACATTCCAAGAATTATCAAATGAATTGATAAATGTTGATGACATTATAGAAGCTTATAGAGTAATAGATATTTATATAACTCAAAATACAAGTATTCTTTTAACACGAAAGCTGAAAGAACTTATTAGTTATATTGCAAATAAAGTATAAACTATTATGGTATGCTCTTTTCTTTATTTTTCAGCCATTCTTTGTATCCAATACTTTTTTTCAAGTTAAAAGATGTACCAAGATGTTCTTTCGCGATCTGATAGGCAATTCTCTCTTTTGAGTTCATTTGTGAAATATATTCAGAAGTGAGTAAGTCTTCTAGTTCGCTTTCTTTTACTGAATTCTTTGTGTTGTTTGTGTTGTTTGTTTGCGATGTTGTTACTGTTGACATTTAATATTATGAAAGATTTATGTCTAAAATATAATCTCATAATATTAAATCAATTTTTATCAACCTTCCTCTTTTTAATTATGGAACTTAGTTCTTATTTATTAAATTGTTTAAAAATAAAAAGGAAATAATTTTAAGAAAAGCTCCATAGTCAAGTTCCTTTGACTGAAGAAAAAATTGAAATAAAATTAAGTTAATTAATTTGTTGTACATTCACTCAGCATAACTCAAATAAATGAGCCTTATCCAAACACCAAATGGTCCTCTTGTTTCTGCACCACATTTTGATGATAATAGTTATGATAATCAGTTTCATTGTAATGGAACCAATGATTATTCAATTAGAAGATGTGGTGATATTGTTGCATCCATTTCAGAGAAATGTATTGACTCCGAAAATGCTGACAATTATAAAAACACTCTGATTTACCGCTTCAAGTTCACCCAAGAATTTATGGACGAGCTCTTTCACTTCTCCAAGGTTCACCAATACGACGATCGCCACAGTTTCAAAGAGGCTTGGAAAAATTGGTCTGAAGTCAATGAAAACTTGGTCAGTAGCGAAATTAGACGACTTACCAATTTGGATTACAAGGGCAATATTGAAGAAAAAATGTATAAAAGTGCGCGTTATTATTACCGAAAAAAAGGAACTGAAAAAAATGCACCAGCTGAACGCCGTACCTATGTTTGTTCTCAGAAAGATCTTATAGAGGAAATGGATGCACATATTCAAGAGAATATGACTAAGCCATCGGATGGTTTCTTGGATTTCTGTCAGGCAAATTTAGAACTTCTGAAGACAGAAGTGGACTATATGGTTCGGTGTGGATTCAAAGATCATCAAGAAATCAAGGAAAAGATCAAGAAGACTTATAAAAACCGATATTTCTTGATTGCCAACAATAATAAAAGTTAGTGAAGTCTGCCAAATAATAACTTAAAATTTAATAGTAATAATTGAATAACACTATGCAAATTCAAAATCAAGGACAAATCGCATCCTTTTTTTTTCCTCTAACAAAAAGAGATCAAAAATCAAATAAAACAGAAAGAAATAAACATAAAACAAAAACAGCTTATTCTAGGATCAAAATACTGGATTTTCATACAAAAAATGAGATCATTATGTGTAGACATATTCAATCAATACCTAATTATTCTGACCATTTTCATATTGTTTTGAAACATTCTTTGGTAAATATTTCAGAAGTTGATAAAACACTTGGGTTAGTAAAGAGAGAAGGGCAAAAGGATCCTTATGTATTTTTATCTTATTGTTTTGATAGTTCACAAGAATTTATGCCTTTTTCTGATTATTTCGGCGAAATGACCTGTAAACGTAAGATAATTCTTAATATAATAAATAGTTTTAAATACTTACTGAAGAGTGTTGAAATAATGGCTTCCCATAAAATAGTACATTTTTCTTTGACTCCTGAAAACATAGTCTTTGATTTGGTTGACAAACCATATTTAACCAATTTTAACTCAAGTTTTCACTTTGAAAAAATGAATGAAGAGAGAAAAAGTAATTTGTTTTCAGAAATAAGAGACCAAGATGCATTTTTACCATTAGAAGCAAAAATATGCATATTTTTAAATAATCATCAATGTTCATTATCAAAAACCAATATTGAACAAATATGTTTTACTTTTTTTGAAAAAATGACAGAAGTTCTGGGGTTTATAGATAATGAAGATTTGCCAAATCATTTGGAAAAATGTAAACAAAGTGCAATTTTCTCTCTTCAATCTATTATTAACAAGTCAAAAGAGGATGCGTTCAAGGATTTGTTAACCAATTGTACAATTAACTGGGATCTTTATTCTTTATGTATGACTTATTTGTTTTTAGTGAAGGATTTGATTTATAATGGAATGCTTTGTCATTTTTTTGATGATTTCTCTCTTCTATTGACCAGATTCATTACAACTTTGTGTATAAAGAGAGAACAATCTGGACTTTGTTCATTATTTCTTTCAAAATTTGAACAAATGGTTGCAAAATGCGACTTTGATGACTTAATGCTTTGAAAGAAGTGTATTATGGTTTTAAATAATATTATAAATATGAACTTATAAGATTATTGATGATTTGAAATGAAAAAGTTTATTTCTTGGATTTACGAGACTTCTTTCCAGACTTCTTACCCTTGCGAGACTTTCTTGTTTTCTTTGTGGCCTTCTTAGTCTTCTTACTCTTTTTACCACCTACAACAGGAGTAGAATCAGAACCACTCATTGTAGAAGAACTATCTTCTCCTCCATCTTGCATATCATTAGTAGATTCAGATTTAGAATCAGAATCACCTCCCTTTTGCTTCTTGTGATATTTCTTTCCCTTTACTTCAGAAGAAGAAGATCCATTCCAAGTCTTAGCAGCATCTTTTAATGCTTCTTTGAACTTATAATCCTTGTTATCAGCTCTTCCTTTAGCAAATACTGATTTAACGTGTAGGTTCCATTCACTTGGCGCTTTTTTAGTCATTATATATTTCAGTTAGAAATTAAAAAAATTGATCCAAAAAAGTATTTAAATACTGGTGGTACAACAAACTCATAATCTTGAACTTTCAACAATGACAACTGATAGATTTGCTTTATCTAATCTTCTTTACTTCAAAGATGAAGTGGAAGCTGCGCTTATTCTTGCACTCCTAAATAAGAATGAGGAAGTAGCCATCTTTTGGGCATACGAGCTCCATTACTCGGGATTCAAAGATGAGATCTTCTCTCTTCTAGAAAAAATATATTACTACTTCTATGCTACACTAAATCCTAACTTCAAACCTTTCTTAAATAGGAAACTTGGTTCAAGAGAATTTCAGGATATCAACTCCATTGTCACCAACTTGCTGATTCGGTCTTACAATCTGGATATCTTCTTACTTATGCAAACTTGTAAGAGCGTCAAGATTCCAGCAAATTTTGACGGAAACTTGGAGCCCCTTATTACAGCTAAAAAGTACGCAACAGTTGCTAAATATATACTGCATACTTGCTCTGAAACCGAGTTTGTGAAAATGGCTGGAGGCACAGCATCTCGCCTGGAATACTTGGCACAAGTCGTTCAAGAATGTAGGCAGGATCACTGCAAAAAATGTCACAAATTGTATTTGGATTCGGAATATGTGGCACCAGAGATCGGCGAGAATCCTGTTTTATACAAAATCTTGGAGACCCACTGCAAATATGGTGTCAATGATTCGGGACTTTTATCTTTGTTTCAATTGGTGAGGCCAAAGGAACACAAAAAGGTCCAAAAGTTGTGGCGCTCAAATTGGCTCTATTATGCCTGTGGATCTCCTGTTTGGTTAGAGCGACTAGAATCCTATCAAGGATCATTGGATAACGAAAAGAAAATCGTGGTTTTCCCATCTGAAGATCAAGAGGAAGAATTTTATAACCAATTTGGGTTGGAACCAGATGAACAGAAGAGAGAAACCCAGGAGAAAGTTATTCCGGAATTTCTTGGAGAAGTGAAGGTAAGTGATTTCTATGAAAAATTCAAAGGTTGTCTTGGAGTTTATAAAATTACTAAAAATACACTAGAAAAAATAAATAAACTGACACTTCTTTAAAATTGTCAAGAACAAAAACAAAAAACAAAAATCAAATTGTACCTTCAGAGGCTGGAACAGGTACACTTATTTTTCTTATTATGGAAAACATATTACCAATGATGAATCCAATACTTAATAAATTTGCCAAAATGACACTCAAAAAAAGGCGCCATTTGGGTCCTGTAACCATAAATCTTACTATAAAATAGGCCACAGCTAAATAGATTATATACATATATAGTCCACTTGCAATATTCTTATAAACAGTATATAATGCCCACGCTGCAATTAAAATATATAAAAAATCCATTATAATCTAGAAGAATATTTTTATTTATTATCTTTTTTATTTTTTTCTAATAATAATAACCAACTATCTTTTGGAATAACAATATTTTTTTCATAAATATAAGCTTTTGTACATAAATAAGAAAAAGATGTTCCTGATATAAATCCAGAAAAAAATCCATATAGTAAAGGATTCTTCATTACTATTTTATAATGAATAAATGTATTTATATTTTATTTTATTTGATTAAGTTTTCGTGTAAAGAATAAAATAAAAAATTGAAATAAAATTCTTGGAATTAAATAATTGTACAATTCATAACTAAGAACAAGATGGTCAAGAACAAAGGTGGTGGTAATCATAAGCATATGGCACGTAAAGGCTTCGGAGGAAGCCAAAAAATGCAAAATAAACTTCGTATTTCAGAAGATGAATGTGAAGTGTATGCACAAGTAGAGAAACTATTAGGAAATGGGATGTGTTATGTCATTTGTATGGATAATGTAAAGCGGCTTTGTGTTATTCGTGGTAAGTTTCGTGGCAGAGGAAAACGTGATAACACATTGGTCAATGGGACGTGGTGTTTAGTAGGTAGGCGCGATTATTTGTCAGGACCAGTTGAAGGAAAAATGGAACAATCTGATCTGTTAGAAGTTTATGCGGAGTCAGACAAACAACGATTACGCGCACAAGTTCCTACTGTGGACTGGAATAAATTCTTAACAAATGATGCAATCAATTCACACAATACTCAGAGTGAACAACAAGAGGTTGAATTTATTGATGACCGTCAAGAGGATTACAAGAGACTAATGGCAGAGCAAATTGGCATTACTAAAAAATTGGATTTGTCTGTTGGCAAGGATTCTAGTTTGGAAGAAGGCGAAGGTGGTAATGACGAGATTGACATTGATGATATTTAATCCACCTTTGAGAAAGGTTTTACTCAACTTTTTGAAAAGTTGACAGGTTAAATTTATACATATATATCTAATGTTTTTACAATAAAGTTCCATACAAATACATATATCAAATACAAACCTATTATATACCTAATCCATTCATTTTTTGAAGAGAAATTATAGGTTTTAAATAAAAGTACAACTCCTAATACACATGTTGGTGCAATTATACTTATAAATAAAAATCGTTGATTTCTTGTTAAATAATATTTTTTCATCATAACTAATGAAATTACATTCATTAACCCTAATGAAAATGGTGCAAGAAATGAATAAAATTTATACGTGAAATTTATTTTTTTCTTATTAAAATGTGAAACAATGTAAAAAAATGGTAAAAATACAAAAAATGAAGATCCTATTACAAACGCTCTTATGTATTCATTCATAATATATTATAAGTATATTAATATATTATATTATAATTTGCATCCTGTGGGGTTTGAACCCACGCGGACCATAGTCCAGCAGATCTTAAGTCTGCCCCCTTAGACCACTCGGGCAAAGATGCTTTGTGCAGTCTCCTGTAAATATATATACCACACTATTAGGTTTTTGTACTGAAATTAGTTAATACGAAGGATTGCTGCTTAGGAGACAATTATAATAGACTACTTAGCTTTAAGTATTAATAAAATATAATAATGATATTGAATATTTTGTGAAAGTCGTCATAATTTTTAGTTCTTATTCTTATTCTGGATTTGGATCTGGATGTTCTTTTTTATTTTTAATAAAATAAAGACATAAACGCTTAAAAACAAAATAATTATTTATTAAATAATAGTCATACAATAATATATTAAAAATGAGCAATCCATTTAGATTATCAAAAAATACGAGGTTTGAAAAACCTGAGACAAACACAGCATCAATTGTGATCTTAGAGTCAAGATTAGAGGAATCAAATGACATAGAAATAAATCAACCCAAAGAGTTAAGACCAAGAATAGAGAGAAGTCAACATACTAGACCTTCTATGTTCAAATCTTCAAAGCCTACCCAAAAAATATATTATCAACATAATAACGAAGACTTTCCTGAATTAGTTATAGTAAATTCAGATCCAAATATTGGTTGCACATTAGATTACAAAAACGCGTCTTTGAAAGAAGAAAAACCAGAAAAACCAGAAAAACCAGAAACAGTTGAAATATTTGAACCAGGGTGGTTATATATAAAGACTCAAAGAGGCAGTAATAATATTTTGAAAAAGTATTGTCCTCCTATTAAACAAAATAAACAAGTTATTTCCCCTCAACAACAGTTAAATAATTTAATGAATAACGTCATCCAAAAAATGGAAGAAAGACGTTATAAGTTTATTGAAGACTATGGAGAAGACACTTATGAGAGAGATTATAACATTCAAAGTTATTATGAAATGCTTGATGATTACGAATATTATTCAGATGATGGATATTACTCAGATGGTGATTATTAAGCATAAGATATAAGCATTAGTTTGAAAATATAACCAATAATATTATTATTTTTATAATGGGTCATTATGAAGATAATCTTAGTGATTATCCATATCAATATAAAGATGATGAAAAATATAATCAACTTGAAAATGATTGGATAAATGAGTTTGAAAAAGTAGATAAAGATTATCAGAGATTTTATAACGAAGACTTACATTTCTTGAAATTTCATAGTATTTATATTAATGACCAAAACGAAATTGTACAAATCAAAGAAGAAAAAATACATTTGAATGAAACAACTAATATGTTTTCAAGGGAACAACTTCTTGGAATACTTAAAATGAATTCATTTAATGCTGGAAAAAGGTATTCAATACTTTCCATATTGAAATACAATTTTGATATTCATTCCAGTGAAATAAAAGATTATGTCATTGGAAACATTTCAAGAGATGATAAAGATTTTCTCTCTTTAATAAAAAATATTGATACTATTGTTTTCAATCAAACGATTAATATGTTTCAAGATCTAAATGATGTAATTCTTTTATTTTATGAAAAACCACAGTCAGAACAAAATAATGAGGGGCTAGTCAAATCACATTCTCTTTCTGGTTCTTTAACAAAGAAAGTTTATATCCACAGCAACTATGGTCAGAAAAATAAACACAAATATACAAATAAATATAGAAAAACCACTTAAAGATAATTACCATTATTATGTATCACAATCAAAAATGTCAGCACTAGTAAACGCACTTGATACCAGCACCCCTAAGCAATATGGAGAAAAGGGAGCAATTGAATATGGATGGTCTAATGATATTAGAGAAAAAGTGCTGCAATATAGCGGTCAAATTGTTAGATCAGATTCTACAAGAATTGAAGAAATGTCTGATATTTTGAGAGGACTTTTGAGACGCTTATCTGTGAAGGACTCTTCAAAAACAACTATCTTGGATGCAGAGCGTAAGGAGTTACTGGTTGTTTTGTACAAGATCATTGGTCTAACCCGTGATATGGTAGATGGAAAGGGTGAGTATGCATTGGCATATATGCAGGTCTTCGTCTGGTATGAATTTTACCCAAGTTTGGCAACATTCGCTCTTGAAAAGTTTGTATTGCTTGATAAAGAACACCCTTATGGATCTTGGAAGGATATAAAGTATTTCTGTAAATACGTTCTTGATAAGACGAACAACCAGGATCATCCTTTGATTCACTATGGATGTGATCTTATTATTAGACAGATTCATTTGGATTTGGAGTCAACTAATGATAATTCTAAGTCACTGGTTGGTAAGTGGGTTCCAAGGGAGAAGTGTACAAGATTTGGTTGGCTTTTCACTATTTTGGCCGAAAAGTACTTTGCACATTACTTGGACACAGCTAAATCTGCTGAACAGAAGAAAAAGGCCATAAATAAGTGCAAGATGGAATTCCGCAAGATTTGCTCTGGTCTGAATAGGGAACTGGATACTGTTCAGATCAAGCAGTGTGGTAAGGTTTGGGCATCCATTGATCATTCCAAGACGACTTCCATCACGAATAGCCGACAGAAGAAAGCCTTCTTGAATGTTACAAAGGCCGGAAAGCAGCGTTCTGAGGAAGATGACAGAGTTGTTTGTGCAGAAAACTACAAGAACAGGATCAAAGCAGCTACTTCTGGAGAAGGACCAGAAATCAAAGGAAAGCGTGTTGGATTGGATGACTTTGCCAAAGAAGCCATCAAGTTGAATTGTCAGAGTTCTTTAATTGAAAGCACTAAGCTGGAAAAGGATGCACTCAATTCTCAATGGCGCGACAATTCCAAGTTGACTGGTGCGCTTGGAGAAATGGTTGCGGTAGTTGATACTTCTGGATCAATGACTGGTGCAGGTGCCATTTACCCAGCACTTTCCCTTGGCATTCGCGTGGCAGAGAAGTCCAAACTCGGTAAGCGTGTCATCACTTTCAGTTCTGATCCTAGTTGGCATAATCTGGAAGGAATCAATGACTACACAGAATGTGTGAAAGAGCTACAAAAAGCCAGTTGGGGAATGACTACCAACTTCTTGAAGATGTTTGATATGATTCTCAATGCCATTATTGAGAAGAAGTTGTCTCCTGCTGAAGCCAAGGGGTTTGTTCTTGCGGTCTTCTCAGATATGCAGTTTGATTCTGCAGGTGGTGGAAATATGGACACCATTTATGAGGTGATGACCAAGAAGTATGCTGATGCTGGTCAAAGGCTACACGGTGAGCCTTTTGAGCTTCCTCACCTACTTTTCTGGAATATGAGTGCTGGAAATGGTTTCCCTGTGATGTCCAACTTCAAGAACACCACCTTTGTTTCGGGTTACAATCCATCCCAACTCAACTTGTTTTGCGAGAAGGGAATGGACTTCTTATCCACAATGACACCTTGGTCAATGCTTGTTCAATCCATTGACAAGCCGAGGTACAAGTGCTTGGAGCAACAGATTTTGGAATTCTTTGAATGCCCGGTCTTTCTAGAAAATCAACCCAGTTTGCTCAAGTAATATTTCAGAGCTGGACTCAATGCATCTTCGTATTTGACTGTTCCCAATAAATATGGTGAATTGCATCTGATATAATTATTCGGTAAGTGATAAATTTTACAGTCTTCTACTAACTGCCCATTTTTTATTGGGATCAATGTCCCCTTGTATTTGTTTATTTCTCTTATATTTTGACCAAATGAAGAGTGTTCTCTTACCATATGAGATTCAAATTTCAGATTTTCATAATGATAATATGGACTTTCTGCAAATTGTTTGAAGTCATTTTTTCCATAGATAAAAAAGGCACAATAAGGATTCTTATCATTTACACAGTAAAACTCATTGTCTATTTTTATAAGCTGATCAAGACTTTTTCCAGGTAAGTCTGAAGTGTATTCAGTATTATTATTCAAAACATCTTTCTCAATTCTTAAAAATCCCAAATTATAATGCAGGTTTAATAACTTCTCATTATAATTCAGCCAATATTCAATTACTTTATTGGATACCAAAATATCGTCTTCTACATACATAAATATATCGTAGTCTGATATTTGTTTATATAAAAGATCCCTGCATTTCCAAGTCAAATAATGTGGATTTATATTAGATAAATCGTGTGCAATAATTTCAATGGTTCCATTATTATATGATGGTAATAGTCTTTTATCAAAACTTTGGTTACAATGGATGAAAATATCTGTTTTTATAAAATACAAATTTGCAGCGTTTATGAGTTGGTTTAAATATATGAATCGGTTTGAATCAAAATAAAAAGAAATATGTTTGGTTATTTTCATTTATTTATTAAACTATATTTTTGTTCAACATTTAAACTGTTATAATTATTATGAGATTAATTAATAAAATTGAAAAATAATTTGGATTATTTATTGATTGTACAAAACGCTTATGGTGATACACTTACTGACAACACGATTTGACAATAATACTTGGGCCGAAAATTGTGAATACAGAGAGAAAAATGAAATGATTGGTTGTATTTATGGGTCAGCAACAAAAATTAAAGAGAGAATACCATTGAATGATTTGGTCTTGATAGTTGAAATGAATAATAGTGTCAATCATATTATGGGGATCGGGCTTTGTAGGAATATGATTCACTTGGATAAATACTATAAGATTTATACTTCAGGCACATATAACCGATATACATATAAAAGCGAGTATCGGTTAGATAGGTATTCTCCTTCTTTAGATTCTGAATTGATTGAAACTTTGGAGAAAATATGTTTTAAAGGTAAGACCCATTTAAAGAGGGGAATTGGGTTCACAAGTATACCAGGTAGTTTGAAACGAGGTCTAAATTATGATATTGAAAAGGTTATCAGTGATGCCTTTTTGAAAACATTTGGTAAGAACGTTGTAGATAAACCAGAATCTAAAAAAAGAAAATCCAAACTAGTTATTGTTGACAGTTTTCAGGATTGAATCAAAATGAAAAACAAAATATAGAGAATAATCTATTACTACTATAATGGCTAGTGAAATTGATACAAATGTAAATAATTACACCGTTGTTGAATTAATGACTATTTTAGGTTTAGACTACCCGGATGAAGATGCTATTATAGAGTCTTCGCAGAAGTATATTGAAAAATTTGAATTAGAAGATAATGAAGAAATGGTCCAGTTTTTTAATGATATTCAAGAATCTTTACTTGAATATGCAAAAAATCCAGAAGACGGTGGTTATGCATTCCAGCCTGGTGTTGAACAAACAAATAACTGGATTCAAAATCAGGCATTGAAACAAGACGACCCGGTTCAGACAGCCAAGATCACAGAGAGAAAACAAAAGATAGATGTGTATGCGAATCAACACGTGCCAATGAAACGAGAACAGCTCGGCGTCAATAACAATTTCAATGTAGATGTTGCTCAAGATTCTTTAAATCCGAACTTGAAAAATACTACATCTCGTCTAATCAACTTAGACAGTAAATACCGTCAAGTGAATGCGATCAATGGTGAGTCTACTGATTATGTTCTTGATCTCAATGAAAATATTTTGGATGTTGTCTCTTTACGTCTCTATTCTTTTCAAATTCCTTATTCTTGGTATACTGTAGACAGTATATATAATAACACTTGTTTTTGGATCAGTTTTAGAGACGCTGGTGGGACTGCATTAGTATCAGTAACTATTAGTGTTGAACCAGGAAATTACACCACAGATGATGCGACTAATAATAGGTCTATTTGTTATGCGATCAATGATAGTCTTGCTGCAGCAGGTTTCGCAGGTTTTACAAGTGCAACGCCAGTCAATATTAGTGCAATTAATGGTAAATGTACTATGAATTTGAGTGGTGGAACATATAATAGTAATGGTACAATATATACAATAGATGAAAACACATTGCTGACATTTTTTGATCCAACTACTAGACTTTCTTGTAATACAGGCAGTTGTAAAAGTCCACTTTATGTTAATCAAACATTAGGATGGCTATTAGGATATCGTGTACCTGAAATGTTTGTTATCGGTACTGGTAATATCGGAACAGCTATTGCTGATTTTTTTGGACCGAAGTATTTGATTTTGGTCATTGATGATTACAATCAAAATCATATTAATAGTGGCCTTATTGGTATCACTGAATATAGCAATTATTTGAAATTGCCTTCTTATTATTCTCCTGATTTGCCTTATGTTTGCACACCAGCTGTGCCCAGTGGTACGAATTTATTGCAAAATAGTCAGGCCTTAGGTGCCGATCCAGACGCAGGAACATTGATTATGGAAAAATATAATGCTACTTATGCTCCTACTGTCACATACATTCAAAGTGCTCCTAGAACATTGACTCAATCCCAACTTTATACAATTAATCAAATTACAAAGAATAATGAAAAAACCACTAATTATCGCACAAAGTCTCCCACAACTACAGATACATTTGCTATAATACCTGTGAAGCGATCATTAAATGCAAAAATCGGTGACTTATATGTGGATTTCGGTGGCAGTTTACAAGATAATAAACGCACTTATTTCGGTCCAGTAAATTTAGAAAGATTACACATTAAATTATTGGATGATAAGGGTAATTTATTGAATTTAAATGGTGCAGATTGGAGCATAACCTTGATCACTGAAAACTTGTATCAATACTAGATTCCACCTTTGGGAAAGGTGGAGCCAAAACCCTTTGGGAAAGGTGGAGCCAAAACCCTTTGGGAAAGGTGGAGCCAAAACCCTTTGGGAAAGGTGGAGCCAAAACCCTTTGGGAAAGGTAGAGCCAAAACCCTTTGGGAAAGGTGGAGCCAAAACCCTTTGGGAAAGGTAGAGCCAAAACCCTTTGGGAAAGGTGTGTTGCAAATTTTTATTTTGGTTTTGGATTCATCTCATATAATATTTGGCTCCACCTTTTCTAAAGGTGGATAAGGTGGATGGATTTTCTATTACTATATTATGAATACGAGCGAAAGTAAAAACTTATTTGATTATGTTATGCAAGGGTTGGACTTATTGGGATACTTTGGTCCACAAATTCTAGGTCTATTAAGTATTTTCCTATTGTTTGAAAAGTCCATAATGTTAAAATACTATATATTTGGGTTTATTATTAACTCATTATTGAATATTGTTTTGAAAGGTATTATCAAAGAGCCACGTCCAAGTGAAGACAAACATATATTCAATATTTGGCTTCATAATAATATGAAAAGTGATCGTCATTGGTATGACCGTTTTGGTATGCCTTCTGGTCACGCTGAAGGTGTCTTTTATTCTAGTGCTTTCATCTTTTTCGCTTTTAAAAACAATGATTGGGCAATTTTATTTCTAATAATTTCTTTGAATACAATGTGTCAACGTGTGAAATATAAGAACCATACTGTACAACAAGTCATTGTCGGCGCGATTGTTGGATCTATTATGGGTTGGCTATTCTACTATTTCTCTAAGGTTGCATTAAAAGGCAAATTGAAGGTGAAGGATGATGATAATGCCCCTTATTAGAGATTCGTTTTGCTTCGTTTTCACAGTCACTTTTTTTTCAAAATCCCATTGACTCTGCAATTTTACCACATCTGTCTATAAATTGTTGGTCTGACAACACTTCTCTCTTTGCAAACTTGGTGCAAAGCAACTTTTCCATTATTTTATTGATGGCATCCTCTTTGTAATGCAAATGTTGCATTTCTCCTGTGCGAATATTCAGAAGTTTGAATACTCTTGGACCCTGGTCCCTTTCACAAATCTTATTCCATAACCAAGCATAAATTACTACTTGGATATAAT